GCTTGCAGAACAGCAGGCGGTTGAGAGGAAGCAGAAAGCGGAGAAGGCTGCCGCTGCCAAGAAAGCTGCGTCTACGAATGTTGCACCCCGGGGAACACTCCCTGCAACACCGAAGGCGGGCAGCATGGAGGACGTACTTCGTGCGAAATACCGCGAACTGACGTCCAACGCTTAACCCCTTTCATTTCCCATAGGTGTAACTAAATGGCCTCACCGGGTCAAAGCACACTGTTCAACGTCTTCTCGGAGCTTGCGACGACTGCGTATCGCAATCATCGCTCCGAAGTCGCTGACAACGTTTAACACTTAGGGACGTTGTAAAATTCCGTGAATTCGGTGGACGCTGAAACGCCAACACCGAGCCTAGACAGAAAAGCAATAGTTCTGTAAGGTGTAACGACTAGGCGAGACCGAAAGGTACTTGCCCACGAGCGCGGAACATCCGATTGCACCAAAGAGGGGATTCCCGAATGGTCAAAGTTTATGCCTATACTTGCCGCTCGACTGGCCGAGCGTACGTCGGAATAACTTCTGGCAAGTTGTCGAAACGAGCGCGCGAGCACAAGTGCATGGCGAAAGCCGGCACACACCACTCTAAGCGGTTGAGCGAAGAGTGGAAGACCTACGGAGACGACTTCGATATGGTCTGTCTTGAAACGCTCAGCCTTGACGCCACGTTGATACAGCGGCGCGAAGCCGAATTACGATGGTTCAAGACGTATGAGGAACGCGGCCTGCTTTTAAACGCAGCCGTAGTATCGTACAGCCCGACGCCCGAAGCCATTCGTAAGGGAGTAGAAGCGTCGAGGACCGTGGCAGGTAATCGGTGGACGCCGGAAGCCAATGAAAAGCGCCGGCAAGCACAATTAGGCATCCCGAAAGGGCACGGCGCTAAGATAAGCGCCACTAAGCAGGCTCGCAATCGCGAGCGCAACGGATGATGAGATAGTCTGACCTGTGGCGAACAAGTAAGCCACAGAAGTGAAGGATAAAGAGCCTTCACGGTAACACAAGTCTAAGCATAACGCCCTTTTCCGTCGACTGATGAAGAAGGGCAAGTACCGCCGTGAAGACGGCGGCCTTTCGATTGTCTGCCCGCTCGACTACGCGGAGAACACGACCTACCAGCGTTACAGTGGATTCGATCCGCTGAACGTCCAGGCGTCGGACGTTCTCACGGCGGCCGAGTTCCCGTGGCGCCAAGTGGCGGTCAACGTCGCTGCGTCCGGTCTGGAGATCCGTTCGAACAGCGGCGAGAACCGCATCATCAACTTCGTCAAGGCGAAGGTGAAGAATGCGCAGCGCACGTTTGCGAACGGCCTGTCGGCAGACCTTTACAGTGACGGCACTGCGACCAACCAGATCAACGGCATCCAGGCCCTGATCGCGGACGCAGGCACCGGCACGGTCGGTGGCATCAATTCCTCGACGTACACATGGTGGAAGAACACTGTTCAGTCGGCGGCAGCGCCAATCCTGGGCAGCGCGATTACCCCAAGTGCGACGACATTGGAACTGTTCTGGGGCCAGCTGTACAACCAGCTGACTCGCGGCACAGACATGCCCGACCTCATTGTGTCTTCGCTGGACTACTTCACGTTCTACGAGACCAGCCAGACTTCGCTGAAGCGTTATTCGCAGAACGAAGTCGCGGACGGCGGGTTCGTCACGCTGAAGTACAAGGGCGCGGACGTCGTGTTCGACACGACAGCGTCGGGTATTCCTGCGGCTCACAGCTACTTCCTCAACACCGACTATCTTGAGATCGTCGTCCACCAGGACGCCGACATGGAGATCATGCCGGAACTGAAGAGCGTGAACCAGGACGCCATCGTCATCCCGATTCTGTTCCAGGGTAACGCTGTGGTGAGCAACCGCTCGCTGCAAGGAGTTGCGAAGGCGTGATTGCGGTTGATGCGCCGAATACGAAGGCAAGATTTCTGACCAAGGTTGCGCAGCAGGGCGATTGCCACGAGTGGCAGTCGGTTCTGCACCGCGACGGGTATGGGAAGTTTTACCTAGAAGGAAAGCAGGAGTTCGCGCACCGCGCGGCCTACCGACTTTTCATCGGCGAGATTGAGCGCGGGCTTAATGTGCTCCATAAATGCGATAATCGGAAGTGCGTTAACCCAGAACATTTGTATTTGGGCAACACGCGAGACAATGCGCGTGACCGGACTGAACGGGCTCGTTGGACGCATAATCGTCAGCCTTTGGCCGTCGTTGAAGAAATTCGATCGCGGTACTCAGCAGGCGGCGTAACGCAACAAGACTTGGCTCGTGAATACGGCTACCACCAAACTCAAATCTCAAAGATCGTTCGGCGCGTCCAACGCGTCATCAAGTAGCAATTTAGGAGAAAGACAATGGCATTTTTCCCAATCGAAGCTCGTATCGGTTTCCAGCCGATCGCCAACACAGAGACCGATGCCCGAGTGACCCTCGGCACGATCGTCCGTGCTGTCGACCCGGTGTACGGTGCCGGCGAGTTCATCTATCTCAAGGGCGTCGCTTCCACAGCGGTCGGTTCTTGGGTCACCTACAACTCCGACGACTTCTCGACTGCGCTGCTGGCGGCTAACGCCATTGGTCCGGTCGCGGTTGCGATGTCGGCAAACGTGGCGAACCAGTACGGTTGGTATCAGATCCAGGGCAAGGCCGTGGGTCTGGTGGCTTCCGGGTTCGTGGACAACGCGAACGTCTACGCTACCGCTACCGCGGGCACCGTGGACGATGCGGTGGTCGCGGGCGACCGTGTCAAGGGTGCTGTCGGTGCTTCGGCAATCGGCACTCCTGCGGCCGGTCAGGCTGAGTTCGAAATCGCCCGTCCGTTCATGGACGACGCGGTGGCTGCGTAATAGTGCTGAAGGTACGGGGCTGGGACGCCAGCCCCGTACCCCTTTCTCAGATGGCCCTACCAAGGACCATCCGCGAAGGGTTTGATTCAAACACACAGGGATAACTTCCTATGACAATTAGCTTGATGTCGGCAGGCGAGCCCCGTCCGCCCCATGTTTTCTTCGAAGAGCGTTCGGTGGAGGATCGCGAGCAGTCGATCGCTACCGGAGCGGTCAAGATGACGTCGGTTGACTACGTCATCGTTCAGCAGCCCGGGTCCAAGGACACGGTCGAGAAGGAAGCAAAGATTTGGCTGGAGGCGGCCAAGCACAATCCGAATTTTCCGCCTGTGTGGGTTGATCGTTTCCATTCGCAGTACAAGCTCTGGAAGGAAGGCCACGAGCCGACGCCGGACGGCACGCACGTCCGGATGTGGGCCGCGGTAACCAAGGCCGAGGCTGAAACCCTCATCAATGCCGGCATCAAGACTGTCGAGGATCTTGCCGCAGCCAACGAAGAGGCGCTTCGCCGGGTCGGTATCGGCGCCAGATCGCTTCAGCAGAAGGCTCGTGCATGGGTCGAAGCGGCTGCCAAGACCGGCGCAACGGCCGAAGAGATCACCCAGCTTCGCGTGATGAATGAGGCTCAGCAAAAGCAGATCGAGGACCTTCGCGAGAAGATCCGCAAGCTGGCCCAGGCCCAGGCCCAGGCCGACAAAGCGCCGGTTGAAGAGACTGACGACTTTCTGAAGTAAAAGGAACCCCGTGGCACAAAAGACCTGTCTTCAAATTGTTCGCACTGTCGCGCCGCGACTTGGAATCGCGACGCCGAACACTGCCACGGGGTCTACCGACCTTCAGGTTCGGCAACTCCTGGCCTTCGTAAATCAGGAAGGCCAGGAGCTTGCTGCGCGCCACGATTGGCAGGCACTGACGCACTCCGTGACGTTCCCTGCCGTGGCTTCGGAGTCGCAGGGCAAGATCACGACGCTGATCTCTTCGAACTACGGCGCGTACGAGTTTCGGAAGATCCTGAACAGTACGCTGTGGAACATCACGAAGCGCACCCGGATCACCGGACCACTGTCCGCTCCAGACTGGAACTTGGCTACTGCGTCCAATACTGCGGTCGGCCCGTGGTCCGAGTACCGCATCCGGCAAGGGTATCTACGGATGTATCCGGCACCGGACGCACTAGACGACATCCGGTTCGAATTCATTACCGATTCCTGGGCCACGAACGCGACCGAAGACACGCCGAAGTCGGCGTTCTCGGCCGACGATGACATCGCGGTGCTCGACTCCCGGCTGATCGAACTCGGCACGATGTGGCGCTGGAAGGCAGCGAAGGGCCTGGAGTACGCGCAAGACTTCCAGAATTACGAGAACGCTGTTGTCGACGCTATGGCGGGCGACAAGACCGGCGGTACCGTTCGTATGGACTTCAACGCCAATGAGAACGGCTATCCGTTTGCGGTGGTGCCGCGGAGCGACTGGTTGCAATGAGGAAGCCGGCGCGCGTTAAGTCGCAGCGCGGACAGGTGTCGCGGACGTATAGTTCGAAGGCGCCCGTGCGCGGCTGGAACGCACGAGACAGCATCGCCGGCATGCGGCCGGACGAAGCCGTTCAGTTGACTAATTGGTTCCCGACCTCATCTGACGTTCAGTTGCGTAAGGGTTCTGCGGCGCACGTCACCGGGATCGCGGATTCCGGGGCTGCGCAAGTCGAGACGCTGGCGTCATACCGTCCCGTTACCGGCACGCACAAGCTATGGGCTTTTGCAGGCACCAAGCTGTTTGACGCAACCTCGGCTGGGGCTGCGCCTTCCGCCACAACATCGAGCCTTACAAACGCTCGTTGGCAGCACGTCAACTTCACGACCAGCGGCGGCAACTTTCTGATCTGCGTAAACGGCGCAGACAAGTTGCAACTTTACGACGGCTCGACTTGGACAGCTATTGACGGCGTGTCGACGCCTGCTATCACCGGTGTTACGACGTCGGACCTTATCCACGTCAACGTGTTCAAGGAGCGCGTCTTCTACGTCGAGAAGGCAAAGCTCGACGTCTGGTACACCGCGGTGGGCGAGTTCGCAGGCGCGCTCACCAAGTTCCCGCTCGGGTCGGTGTTCAAGCGCGGCGGCTACCTCATGGCAATGGGTACCTGGACCGTGGATGGCGGTAACGGCATTGACGACCTTGCCGTCTTCATCACGAGCCAAGGCGAAGTGGCAGTATACCAGGGGACCGGGCCGTCGTCGTGGGCGCTTGTCGGCATCTTCAACATCGGCGCCCCGCTCGGCCGGCGCTGCATGCAGAAGTACAGCGGCGATCTCCTGATACTTACGCAGGATGGCGTCGTGCCGGCATCGAAGGCGCTCGCCGCAGACCGCACCAGTTCTGCTGTGGCGGTCTCGGATCGTATCAGCGGCGCGATGGGCGATGCTGCGGAAGCCTACGGCTCCAACTTCGGTTGGGAAACGCAGTACCCGAAGGGCGGCGCGCTGCTCGTCAACGTGCCGATCGGCGTGAACACGCAGCAGCAGCAGTACGTGATGAACACAACCACGGGTGCGTGGTGTAACTTCACCGGCTGGACCGCGAATACGTTCGAAGTACACAACGACGAGTTGTACTTCGGCATGCTGGGCGAGGTTCGCAAGGCGTGGACCGGAACGTCGGATGTCGGCGGCGTCATCGTTGGCGAAGCCATCGGCGCGTTCGACTATTTCAGCAGCCGTAACGGCCTGAAGCAGTGCCGCATGATCCGGCCGGTTATCGGCTGGGACGCGAGCCCCAACGAACTGTTCATTGGCGTTGACACTGACTTCGTAACCCGCGAACCTTCCGGCGCGATTGCGGTCGTCTCGTCCACATCGGCTGTGTGGGACAGTGCGTCGTGGGACAGTGGTGCTTGGGGCGGCTTGATCCTGAACACGCTCTGGTACACGGTATTCGGCTTGGGCTACGCGCTGGCTCCGCACATCAAGGTGTCGAGCAATTCGGCCAACGTGCGCTGGGCGGCGACCGACTACCTGTACGAGCCCGGGGCAGTTCTTTGAGGATCGTCGCTAACCGGCCGGACGTCGTCGGCCCCTGGGTCTACCGGGAGATCGGCAAGCTCTGGATCAACGACCCGGCATTTGGTACGGCGCTCGGCTGGGTCAACAACCAGGACGAACTCGTCGCAGGCGTCACGTTTACCAACTTCGACGGGGCGAACGTCTGGATCGATTGCGCAGCGAAAGCGAAGACGCGCTGGGCCGATCGACGCGCGCTCTGGGTTGTGTTTTCTTACTGCTTCGACCAGCTGGGGTGCGTTCGCGTCTCATCGATGGTCCCGGAAGACAACAAGGTCGCA